ATCCTACAAGCTTTATTGTAGGTAAGTTTGGTAACGAAGCCCTTGACAAAGCATTTGAGGACATCCCTGTAGACTCGGACTTGTTAGGTAGATTCCAAGCTGATGATGTTAAAGCAGGCATGGTTAAGGTCGTTGATAAACTAGCTGGCGGTGCAGACTTTGACGAGGCACTTGTTGCTGGCTTAGGTAAGTATGTTACAGAAGGTGGCGGTTTAAACTTAGACGGTATGGACGTTGATTTAGGAGTTGTTGAAGACATTGCTCAAGCACTTGCTAAACAGCTTGAGCCTGCGTTAGATGCTCTTTCAGCCGTAGATACAGCAGTTAGGCAGGGTTTATCTGAGTTTGATAGAGAGGTGCTACAACCAGCAGGTTCAAAAGCTATAGGCGATGTTCTGTCTTCCGCAGACACTGCTGTTAGACAAAGTTTATCTGAGTTTGATGATGAAGTATTGCAGCCTATTACACAACCTGTCGGAGATGTTATTGAAGACGTAGGCCAAGCAATAGGCGATGCTTTTAGTGGTTTAAACTTTAACCCCAACTTAGGACAGTTTAGAAGAGTGTCTGACACAGGCGTGTCTGCTCCTTCTCCTACACGAACAACAGATCAAATATTTGGTGATGACTTATTTAAGTTTGAGACAGAGATAGGCATATCCTACCCTAATAAAGAAGAGTATGTAGACCTAGAAGCAAATCCTTTTAATGATTCTTTAGAATTAGAACTAACATATCCAGATTCTACAGAGGAATCTGATGGTTTTTTTGAAGGCACAATTTACGAGCAACAACCACGGAGCTACAATTTCTAATGACTTACTTACAACTTGTTAATAGCGTATTACGCAGACTGCGGGAGAACGAAGTAACCACTGTTGGTCAGACTTCTTACTCTAAACTTATTGGTGAGTTTGTCAACGATGCTAAACGTACCGTAGAAGACTCCTACGATTGGACTGCTCTGCGTACTACACTGACTGTATCAACCACAACAGACACGTTTAACTATGTGCTGACTGGTTCTCAGAACAGAATGAAAGTGTTAGATGTTATTAATGACACCTCAGACTTCTTTATGCAGTATCGTGCCTCACGCTGGATGGACAATGCTTTTTTGATTGAGACCCCGCCTCTGGGTACTCCACAGTTCTACAGCTTTAACGGTGTCGATGCTAATGGCGATAACGCTGTTGATGTGTACCCAAAGCCTGACGCTGTGTATCAGCTACGCTTTAATGTGGTACTGCGTACTTCAGACTTTACAGAAGATGCAGAAACTCTGGCAGTTCCTCCGTCTCCTGTCATACAACTAGCTACTGCATTAGGTGCTAGAGAGCGTGGAGAGACTGGAGGCACTAGCGCAGCAGAGTTGTTTGCACTGGCAGATAACACACTAGCAGATGCTATTGCTATTGACGCTGCTCAACATCCTGAAGAAACTATTTGGTATTCGTAAATGGCACAACAACTACAAAACATTACAGTAGCTGCACCAGGGTTTTTTGGTCTTAACACACAGGATTCCCCAGTAGGCGGTAATCCCTCGTTTGCCGCTGTTGCAGACAATTGTGTTATTGATCAACTAGGCCGCATTGGTGCGCGTAAAGGCTGGGAAGCTGTTTCTACCAATGGCGGTGCTGTGTTAGGTAGTAGCCGTGGTATTGAGACTGTGTACGAGTACAATGACAGGTCTGGCGATAAGGTTGTTTTGTCAGCAGGTAACAATAAAGTATTCAAAGGTACTACAACCTTAACAGACATTACTCCTAGCGGCTATACACCTACCGCTAACAACTGGAAAGTAGTAGCACTGAACAATCATGTATACATGTTTCAACAAGACCATGAGCCATTGATAGGAACAGACGAGTCAGGCTCTTTTGTATTAGAAACTATGTCAGGGCACAGTCACAGCACAGGCACTGCACCAGAGGGCAACGAAGTCTTAGCGGCCTACGGTAAGTTGTTTGTAGCTGGCGTTACAGGCGATAAGCACACTGTCTATTGGTCTGACACGCTTAACGGCCATGCTTGGACAGGAGGCTCTTCAGGCTCGTTAGACGTTACTTTGGTATGGCCTACAGGCTCTGACGAGATAGTGGCTCTAGCGGCCCACAATGGATTCCTAATCATCTTTGGTAAGAATTCTATACTTGTGTACTCTGGTGCATCCACTCCTGCCTCTATGACGCTTACAGACACCATAGAAGGCGTTGGCTGTATAGCCCGTGACTCAGTACAGCATACAGGCACTGACATTATATTCTTGTCAGACGCTGGTGTACGCAGCTTTGGTAGGACTATACAAGAGAAGTCCATGCCTATGCGTGACATCAGCAAGAATGTACGCACTGACTTATTAAGCCTTGTGTCTTTACAGGTAAACCCTATTAAGTCTCTCTACAGTTCTGACAATGCTTTCTACTTGTTGACGCTACCAGATAGCAACACTGTGTATTGTTTTGATATGCGAACTTCTTTAGAAGATGGTTCTCACCGTGCTACTACTTGGTCTAGTATGTATCCTTTGTCGTTTGCTGTGTTAGAGGACGGTAAGATATATATTGGTATCTCTAGCGGAATAGTAGAGTACAAAGGATTTATAGATGGTGCTGTTAAGTATGAGTTGAGATACTTTAGCAATGCTATGGACTTTGGTAACACTTCTAATCTGAAGTTCTTGAAGAAGTTTAACTTAACTATTATTGGTGGAAAGAACACACCCACTACATTGAACTGGGGCTATGACTACACAGCAAATTACACTAAACAAGCGTTTACATTCGGCTCTAGTAACACTGGCGAGTATGGTGTTTCTGAGTATAACACTACAGCAGAGTACACCGCCTCTATTCTAATCAACACACCAAAGGTAAATACCAGCGGTAGTGGTGAGGTAGTAACTATTGGTATCGAAGCAGAAGTAAACGGTGCTGCATTTTCTATTCAAAAAATTGACATACACGCTCTATTAGGGAGACTTATCTAATGTCTGATTATACAAAGACAACTAACTTTGCTACAAAGGATTCTCTTCCTTCTGGTAATGCTGCTAAGATTGTGAGAGGCACAGAGATTGACACTGAATATAACAACATTGCGACAGCAGTGGCTACTAAAGCCAACTCTGCTAGTCCTACTTTTACTGGTACTGTTACAGCCGCTACCGTAAACTGCTCAGGCACACTAACGGCTGATACAATTACTGGAGGGTCTTACTAATGTCATTTATGGATTTTTTACGCGGGGGCGCTGAGTATTACTTAGGTCAAGAAAACATTAATGCCGCACAAGCCCTTGGTCAAGAAACTCAAGCAGGCATGTCTGCGTTGGCTAGTGCAGCACAAGCAGGCTCTGAGTTTAGACCCTATACTGTGACTAGTGATCTAGCTAATGTTGTTACTACACCCGAAGGTGGCTTTGGTATTAATCTATCACCAGAGCAACTAGCCCTACAGAACCAGCTACAGGGCCAAGCAAGCAGTATGTTTAGCCAAGTAGGTGTAGACCCTGCCATAGCACAAGCGCAGTTATACGAGCAAATGAGAGCCATACAACGACCTGAAGAACAACGTCAGAGTCTAGCATTGGAAGAGCGTATGCTGTCACAAGGACGCTTAGGACTAGGCTCTGCTGCTTATGGCGGTTCTTCTCCTGAGTTGTTGGCTCAAGAGACTGCACGACAGGAAGCAATGGCCCGTGCTAACTTAGGTGCGCGTCAGCAGTCAATGGCTGAACAATCACAAGCGGCCAACTTAGGTAGTCTGTTACAGGCCGCAGGTTATCAGCCACAGGCACAAGCCTTGTCTATGTTTGGTGCTGCTAATATTCCTGCTGAACTGCAACAACAAGGCCAGTTAGCTGGTATAGAAATAGGTAGTCAGCTACAGCAGACAGGACTAGAGTCTCGTCTACAAGCAGAACAGTTAGCCAATCTCTTGCAACAGCAGCAAGGTGAAGCGGTGTTAGGTTCTTTGTTTGGACAACAAGCTACTGCTCAAGAGCAAATACTAAACAGACTTCTTAATGGCGCAGACGCTGCTGACTTAACAGGTGAGAGTGGTTTATTTGAATTAGGGGCTGAATGGTTAGCAGAAAACATGCCAGACTGGCTGAGTGGTCTGTCTGGAAGTGACACTAATGAATCTAACCCCAGCGGCTCATTCTAAAAAGGAGAATAACAATGGCTAGACAAGATATTGCAGGACTTCTTACAGGAATGCCAAGCAACAGACCTGACCCTATGACTGGTGGTAGTATTGCAGACCAACGGTTAGCCTTTGGCGCAAGACGCGCACAAGGACTACAACGTGCTGCGCGTGGTTTTATGGGACAAGACACTAGAACTCCGTCAGAGCAACTACAGATGGCTATGGCGCAGTTGGATATGTCTAACCCTAATGACCTGCGTAAGATTGCTCAAATACAACAGGCTACTGGTGACTTAGCAGGTGCTGCACAGACTGCGGCCAGGATTAAGCAGATGCAGGAGCAAGAACAAAAGTTAACCGCAAAAGCTGGTCTAATAGACGCAACAAAAACAGCTATTACTGAAAAGTATGGAGACAAACGTAAAGATTTGTTAGCTTTAGCAGATCAAGGTATGTCTTTACAAGAGGTAGACAGCTTTGCAAAAATTGACGCAAACGATAGATACAGAGTAGTTGGTAACAATGTATTAGACGTTACAACAGGCGAATACTTGCCACCACCTAAAGGAGCAGGGAAAGAAGGTTACACTGTTCAAAAGTTTTACGATCCAGAAAAAGGCGCAAATGTTGTTCAGTTTTTAGACAAATCCGACCCCTCGATAGTTTTAAGAGAAGAAATAGATACTAAAGACATGGGTAGGCAGTCTGCGACTTTACTTAATCTACAAGCTGAAAATTTAGAAATGGCTAATGAAGCGGGTAAACAAGCTAGAGAAGCTAATGCTGTGGCTAATAGATTAGAAAAAGCAGCGGCAGAAGGCATGACAGGCGGTGTTCTAGCTCAGGGTGAAGAGTTTATAAAAAGTATTTTAGGTAGTGAAGACGAAACAACTCTTTTGCGTAAATCTGCGGATAGACTGCGTGTTTCTCGTGCTGTTGCAAACCTACCTGTCGGCCCTGCATCTGACAAAGACGTTGCTTTGGTGTTGGGTGGTGAGCTGTCTTCTACCGCTGACCCTAAGACCGTTGCAGACTACGTTAGAGGTATTGCTAAATTAGCTAAAGCAGAAAGAGACTTTTATAGCACTCAAAATGCTTGGTTAGACACGTATAAGGGTGACATAGGCGGTTTTTCTTCTTATCTGGAAAAAGAACAATTAGAAAAACAACTAGGACATTCTTCTATTGTTGCCGCAGAAAAAAGACTAGCAGCAGTAAACTATGACCCCGCTGCTTTAGCTTTCTTTGAACAGAAGTTTGGTTTTGATTACATGGATGCTAAACAAAAACTTGACAGAGCCAATAAAACTTTAGCAACTCTTAAAAGAGAGGATTTTTAATAATGGCTAATGGACAGATATCCCCTACAATGTTTGATACACCCGCTACTCCTGCGTCAACCAACCCCAATGTTTCATTGAACATGTTTGATGACATTGTGGGAAACATAGATAAAACAGAAGAACAGGCTGAAGTAGAAACTGGCGAGTGGTTAGAGCAGGATAACTTTAATACTGCTATGGCATTTATGCAGGGTGTTACTTTAGGCTGGTATGACGAATATAGAGTAGGTATCACTGCCTTAGCTGAAAGTGCTTTAGGGGAAGAAACCTATGACGAGTCTTATGCTAGAAATAGAGCTGTATATGACGCGCAGGCTAAGAGTTTTGAAAAGAGGCAACCTGTTGCTTCTATAGGTGCTGAGATAACAGGTGCTGTTGTCAGTCCAGTAGCTAAAGTAGGGCCAGCAGTTAGAGGAATAGCAGGACTGGCTACGAGAGGTGCTGTTGAAGGCGGTATCTACGGTGCGGGTAAAGCCAAAGACGTAGATACAATGGCTAAGGAAGCAGGGACGGGTGCTTTATTTGGTTTAGGCTCAGGTGCTGTTATTGGGTCAGGAGGATGGCTACTAAAGAAAAAAATAGCCACACCTTTAGAGCAAGATGGTGTGTTTACTCCTATTACTTTAGCGGCTAAGAAAGATGACGCATCAGAAGCTTTATTTCAATCTTTCTATCGTGACGTAGTTGGGCCAAGTTTAGGCGGTAAAGGAGTTATACGAGCGCAAGAAGAAAAGGTTGTTGCTCCTTTTGTCTTAAAACAGGCTAGACGAGAGAAAGCGTTAAAAGATTTTGTAAGGGCTTCTAAAGTTGAAGCTGCTGAAGCAACAGCACAGTTGCGAAATACTGTAGACAACGTAACAGAAGTAGGAGCAGTTAAAGGTGTAGATGTAACAGGTCAAGCTGAGATTGCTCAAGAAATTGTTAAAGGTAAATATGACAAGTTCTTAGGTTCTAAAGGTGAGATTATTGCGCGTAAAACACAGCAAGTAAAAAACATCGTAGAATCTAATAACGATATACTACGTTTAGCTGCTTTTGATAACTCAGTTCCAGTAGGTGCTAAGAAAACGGACGTGGCTAAAATCTTGGAAGCAGGTGATCCAAATGTTGCCATGAATCAGTTAGAGAAGCTATGGCAGAAAGAAGGATTCCGTTCTATTAAAGATATCTCCTTTAGAATGAAACCTGAAGAACTGTTAGTACAGATTGAAAACAGAGTAGCTAAGGACACTACTTTGTCTCTGTTAGCGGGGAAAGCAGGTGTCAAGAACTTGATCGAGGACGGCTTAGTTACATTAGCGGCAAAACGTAATCCCCAAACAGGTAGAATAAAAGGTGAAGACCTTTCCGCAGTGCGTAACTCGTTTGGCATGGCTGCTTCTAAGATGTCTGATGAAGGGGGTCAATCTGCTCTTATGCAGGGCTTGTACAGAGAGATACAGAGTGTAATTGATGAAAACATGAAAAAGCAGTTAAGTGGTAAAAGACTAGCAGCTTTTGAAGGTGACGTAGCAGCGTGGGCTTCCCAGACAGTATTGAGAGATGCGGTTACAAGAGCGTCTACAAAGGCTGGAAGACAAGGTAGGTTTACACCTGACGAGTGGATAGCTTCTATTAAAAAGAACTCACCACAACAAGCTCGTAGAGGTAAAGGCGCACTTAGAGAACAGGCAGAGCAACTAGCAGCCTTGACCGCTAAACAGGAAGGGGCTATTGTTGCTAGTGCTAACAAACTGGCTAATAAATTAACTGCGCGTAGGGCTAATGAGCTAAAGAGAGTTAAGAACAAAGCCGTAGCTGAGAAAAACGCTATTGCTAAAGAAACTGCAACTTTAAAAAAGAACTTGAGTAATAACCCCGCCAGCGCAGAACGTATAGCCCAGAACTTGAAAAGAGAAGACGAGCTTAAAGATGCTATCGCAACGGGTAAAAACGAGTTAGATGTTATACGGCAAACAAGGACTCCTCAAAACCCTACTTGGTATCAGCTTCTCGCTTCTTCTGCTGTCATAGGTAGTCTAACAGGTTTACAGGCAGGTTTAACAGGAGGTTTAACATCAGCGGCAGGTGTAGTAGGTGCTTCAAGAGCGTTGGCTACACCGACAGCACAGAAAATAATAGCAGGACAGACAGTCCCGCAAGAAGTTGCTAGACAAGCGTTACAAAAACCTTTAGTAGGAGGTATGTCAGCAGTTGACGCTATCACTTCATTCCCTAGAGTAGGAGCAGGGATGTTGACATCTGAGCAGTAACAAAAAAGCCCTGTGCAGTCATCTACACAGGGCTTTTTAGTACCTACAACATCTACACTATCTCACACGCACCACCTACACAGGCTAACTCTTGACTCCCTGTAGTGTTATCTTCCTGCTCAAAGTTACCTAAGTCTTCCCAATTAACCCCAACAGGCATAGCCGCTAGTAACTCTTCGTACTTCTCAGCGTCTATCTCTTCATACGGAGCTTGCTGATATACATGATCACTATAAGGCAACAGACTAATCCCACTACAAAGATCAAAGTTTTCCCATATCCACTGTGCTACTTGCAGGAATTCACTATCTGTATAATATACAGTGATGCTTGGTTTATGCTCGCACCAATGGTTCTGGTAAGCCTTCCAAAGCTGTAG